ATGATAGTAAGTGTAAAAAATTGCACGGTCATAATTGGATTATCACGGTCTATTGCAAGGCTAAGAAACTCAATAAGGATGGTATGGTCTTCGACTTCAAACACGCAAAGGACAAGATACACGGCTATCTCGACCACGGCAATTTTAACGAGTTGCTGCCATTCAATCCAACCGCTGAGAATATCGCAAAGTGGTGTACTGAGCAAATACCAGAGTGTTACAAGGCAAAGGTGCAGGAGTCAGAGGGCAATGTTGCGGTATATGTCAAGGATAAGGAGTAAAAGCCATGAGGGTAAACGAAATATTCTACTCCTTGCAAGGTGAGGGCGCATATACAGGAACACCATCTATATTCATACGTTTGGCAGGATGCAATCTGAGGTGTCCGTTTTGCGATACCAAGCATGAGCCTTATAAAGACCTCACGAAAGAGGAAATAATGGCTCAAATCGCAAATTTCACGGCAAAGCATATTGTCTTTACAGGTGGAGAGCCTTCCTTGCAACTGACCGCTGAGATATGCCATTATTTCAAGGTTCACGGTTACACCATCCAAGTAGAGACCAATGGAACAATGAAACTTCCTCATAACGTGGTGGATTGGGTGACGTGCAGCCCAAAGACCGATTACTGCAAGAACGCTGAAATCAAGCAAGAGAAGATTGCTGAGGTGAAAGTGGTATTTGATGGAAGGATAGATGTAAGCAAATATCTCGACATCATAGCCTAATATTCTAGTCTGCAACCATGTGATACAGGGGATGAGGGCAAAAACAAGGAGATTGTCAAGAAATGTATTGATTACATCCTCTCTCATCCAAAGTGGCATCTATCATTGCAGACTCAGAAAATACTAAATGTGAGATAACATGAATAGATATATTTCAAGGGATGAAGCGGAAAAAGCCATCAAGACCCTATTATTATACATCGGGGAAAATCCTGACCGTGAGGGGCTGAAAGGTACACCAGACCGCATCATCAGAATGTGGGATGAGATATTCCGTGGATATGACAAAGACAAGATACCACGGATAACGACATTCCCAAATGAGGAAAAAGAAACCGACATCGTATTTGATAGCGGTGATTACTATTCCATGTGCGAGCATCATATATTGCCGTTCTTTGGAAAGTATTACTTTGCCTACATTCCATCTCCCGATGGTCGCATTCTTGGTATATCCAAGGTTGCAAGGGTTATCGGTTATTGTGCAGCCCGATTGCAGTTGCAGGAAAGACTTGCTATCGACATTATCAAGATGTTGGATGCAGCCTTAAATGGCAAGGCTCTCGGATTTGCAATCGTTATGAGAGGTCAGCATCTTTGCAAGACTATGAGAGGTGTGAGGAACAAAGGAAAGATGACCGTTTCCCACTTCACAGGAGTTTTCAAGGATGACCCCGATAAGCGTAATGAGTTCTATAAACTAATAGATTTACAGAATGAGTAAGTATAGTACATCGAAATTGGCTGAGATTGAGGAATGGATTTCAGAGCATGGTCTAATTGAGTATGGAGGTGCAAAGTTGAAGGACTTTTGCAAGGAAATGGGCATCAACGATAAGACCTATCGGAATTGGCTTAAAAAGGACGATTTCAAGGAAACTATCAAACGTGGGCGAGAAGTCTTCAAGACCAATCTAACCCACGACCTCGCCGCTTCACTCGCAATGGTGGCAAAGGGATATGAGCGAGAGGAAACAGAAACGGAATACAAACCGAACGCAACAAATCCAAATTTGCCGCATATTACCAAGATGAAGAAGAAAAAGGTCTATTTTCAGCCAAATGTCGGTGCAGCCATTTTCCTACTCACAAACCTCGACCCAGAGCATTATCAGCAAAGACAACGTATTGATAACGTTCTAAAGAAAGACGATAAGGATATGACACTCGATGAAATCAATGCAGAAATCGAGCGTCTTGAAAAGTTGGATAAACAAGAAGAGACATGAAATCATCAGTAATCGAGAATAGAATGAAATTGATGAGATTGAGGCAGGAAAAGATAAGGCTTGAAGCTCCAATCTCTTTTTCGCATTTTCTCGGTTACTCAAACCCTAAGTATGAATTGGAGTGGTTTCATAAGTTGGTTGCTGACCATTGCCAAATGCTATATGAGGGTAAGATTAAGAACTTGATGGTATTCATGCCACCTCAGCATGGTAAGTCGGAAATCATCTCTCGAAACTTTCCTGCGTGGGTATTGGGCAAGAACCCAGATATGAAAATCGTGGGTAGTTCCTACTCGTCAGACCTTGCGGAACAATTCTCTCGCTCCATACAAAGGACTATTGATAGCAAGGAATATCAAGCCATATTCCCCGAAACTTACCTCAATGGCACAAGTCAGAGGGATAGCGTTAAGGGAGTGTTGCGTAACGTGGATATGTTTGAGACCGTGGGACACCGTGGCTTTTACAAGGCGGTAGGTGTGGGCGGTTCTCTTACGGGTACTCCTGTTGACATTGCAATCATAGATGACCCTGTAAAGGATGCGAATGAAGCCAACTCTGTAACGTACCGCCAAAAGGTGTGGGATTGGTATAATACCGTTCTCACAACTCGACTTCATAACCATTCTCGGCAGTTATTCATTATGACCCGATGGCATGAGGATGACTTGGCAGGGCGCATTCTGAAAGCTGAACCCGATGAATGGACGGTGCTTGCAATTCCAGCCATTTGCGAGATAGAGCATGATGGTGGACTGAGTAAGAGACACGTAGGCGATGCCCTATGGTCTTCCCACCACTCCATCGAAAAACTCTTGAAACAGAAAGCGAGAGCCCCAAGGGAATTTAATGCCCTCTATCAGCAGCATCCTACCGTTGAGGGAGGTAATATCGTTAAGCGAGATTGGTTCAGAAGAATATCAATGGCAGAGTTTACAGCCTTGCGATATAACGAGCCGATGCACTTCTACCTCGATACGGCATACAACAAGAAGAAAAAGGGACAAGACAACGACCCAAGCGGCATTTTGGCGGCTTGCAGGATAAGGAACTACATCTATCTGTATGATGCCCAACAGATGTATAAGGAGATGCCCGAACTTCTGCGCTTCTTGCCTAACTACATGGATGCACATGAGGGCAATCCGGAAAGTAAACTCAATATCGAGCCTAAGGCGAATGGTATAAGTGTAGTCCAGATGTTGAGGGCAATAACTACCCTCAATGTCAAGGAGACACCAACACCAACCGATGATAAGGAAGTACGACTGAGGGCGGTTTCCCCTCGTATTGAGTGCGGTAGGGTCTTTCTCGTTGAGGGGTCTTGGAATGAGGATTTTTTGGATGAGGTGTGCGGTTTCCCTACACAACCGCATGATGAGTTCGTGGATATTCTCGGATATGCCATTAACGACCTCTATGAAGATGACGATGATATTGATTATGATAGCTTGAACAAGGCTTCATTTGGTTTGTAACAATTAAAAATGCAATAGTATGGTATTATTCGATTTATTCAGAAATTACATCAATCAGCTCACAGGAACTAACCAAGAGTTTGAGCAACTACTGGCAGCAAAGGACATTTCAAGGGTCAAGGAGAAAATGACCAACAACCAAGAAAGAGCCATTGCAGCCATCAAGGAGTATGATACTTTCTCGCACGAGATTATGAAGCGAGAGCCTAAGATTATCACAGATAAAAAAGGCAATTTCGTAAGAAAAGAAGAGGTTTGGAAATTACCTATTCCATACCCTATCTACATCAATGAGATTGCACTCGTTTTCCTTTATGGAAGACCTGTAAAATGGACTCAGTTATCAGAGGGGACGGATGAAGCCTTTGAAAAGTTCCAAGATGTGATAAAGCGTACTCGTTTCAACTCCAAAATCAGACAATGCAAACGCATTGCAGGGTCAGAGACCGAAAGCGCAATGTTATTCCGTGTATTCAAAGATGATGACGGAAGACCCGATGTGCAAATCAAGGTACTTGCCAAGAGTAAGGGAGATGAGATATATACTCGTTTCGACCAATACGAAAACCTCATATCCGTGGCATGGGGCTACTATACCAATGATATTGATGATAAGTTGACGTATCATTTCGATGTATATACCAAGGATGTAATCTACCGATGCACAAAACAGAGTATCGGATGGGAGGTAGTGGAAGAGACTAACTTTATAGGTAAAATCCCTATCATCCTATTCCAACAAGAAAAGGAATGGCACGGAGCGGAACACCTTATTCATCGTGAGGAATACATCGCATCCAAGACGGCAGACACCAACGATTATTTTGCAGACCCTATCGCCCTTATGTCGGCAGACATCATCAAGAATATGCCCGAAAAGAAAGAGGCGGCAAAACTCCTTATCACAAACGACAAAGACGGAGTGGATAAGGCTGCTAAGTACCTCACATGGGATAATGCACCACAATCAAAAAAGGATGAGGTGGAATGGTTGCAGGATAAAATCCTATCCATGACATTTACACCAAAGATTTCTCTCGATACGCTGAAATCATTATCCAACCTATCGGCAAAGGCTCTGCGTACCGTGATGTTATTGGCAGACATCAAAGCATCCAAACACAAGGAGAGCCATGAGGAACTACTTGACCGCACGGCATCCCTTATCACTGCCATCATCGGAAACGTTCTCGAAGTGAGGTTGCATTCGCAATGTGAAGAGTTGAAAGTGGGTCACGAATTTCAAGAGCCTTTCGGGGATGATGTTGCAGATGATCTCGATAATATCACAAAGGCGATTGATGCTGGCATCCTTTCGACTGAAACAGGAGTTGAACTTAATCCCCTCATCAAGGACTCTCACAGAGAGACTGAGAGACTTGACAAGGAGAAAGAAGACAAGCTCAAACAGCAACAAGATATATTTGGCGGTCTTGATGGTATGGGGGCGCAATCATTCGGAGATGGGGATGATGATGACGATGACCCAGACAAGGACAAAGACCCAAAGAAGAAAGACGATAAGAAACAAAAGAAATCAGCATAATAGCCTATGGCTTCATCAAACAAGAATGACTCAAAGGCGGCTACCCTCGCACGAATACAACGTACTGAGGTCTATGCAGAGGGTGTGAGAAGAGCGTTTGCCAAAACGGT